CGTCTGCTAAACGACGATGAAGTGTTAGCAACAATTGATAGTCCAGAGGACATCTTGCATGAGTTCTAAACATAGGAAGGAGTAACTATGCCAGAAGAAGAAAAGAAAACAGTTGACATTGACACATCGGGCCCCGATGCCACAATTGATATTGAAGAAACAAAAGATGAAGCTGTAATTGAACAGCCGGAACAAGAAACAGGAACAGATAAAACATTTGAAAATGAAAGAGAAACAAAGCTAGAAGAAAAAAAGGACGATGAAAATTTAGAAGACTACAGTAAAGGTGTACAAGCTCGTATTGCGAAATTAACTCGTAAGATGAGAGAAGCGGAAAGAAGAGAACAAGCCGCTCTTGATTATGCTAAAGGTGTAGAGGAAAAAAGACAAGCATTAGAAAAAAGATTTGAAAAAACTGATGCTGACTATGTTAAAAAATTTGAGACAAGTATTCAAACAGGTTTAGAAGCTGCACAAAAAGAATTAGCTGCAGCAATTGAATCTGGTGATGCACAGGCTCAAGTTGAGGCGAACAAAAGAATTGCAACACTCGCATTTGAGAATGCAAAACTAGATCAAGCCAAACAAGGTCGAGAAGAAATGCAGGCCGAGAAACCTGTGACATTGTCTGAACAACCAGTTCAGACCCAACGAATGGACGATCCTATTAATCCAGATCCTAGAGCTGAAGCATGGGCTGCTAAAAACTCATGGTTCGGTACTGATAAGCCAATGACTTATACGGCTTTTGAGATACATAAGGATTTAACGGAAAAAGAAGGATATGATCCAAATTCTGACGAGTATTATGCAGAAGTCGATAAGAGAATAAGAATTGACTTTCCGCATAAGTTTGGTAATAATGAACAAAAGCAACCGACCGCCCCTGTTCAGACAGTGGCTTCAGCTTCAAGAAGCGTAAAGCCTGGTCGCAAACAAGTGAGACTCACATCGTCTCAAGTAGCAATAGCTAAAAAATTAGGTGTGCCACTCGAAGAATACGCAAAACAATTAAAAAACACGGAAGGAGCGTAAAATGGAAAAAGAAAACAAAACTTCTCGTGCGAACGACACACGGTCAAAATCTGAGAGACCTAAAGTGTGGGTTCCACCGTCATCTCTAGATGCACCCCCTGCACCTGATGGATTCAGGTATAGATGGATAAGAGCAGAAAGTGTTGGCTTTCAAGATACTAAAAATATAACTGGACGTTTAAGAGAAGGTTATGAGTTAGTTAGATCTGAAGAAGTAGAAAATGCTAGTGATTATCCAGTCGTCGAAGACGGCAAATACAAGGGAGTCGTTGGGGTTGGTGGCCTTCTTCTTGCGAAGGTACCTGTCGAGATCGCGCAACAACGTCAAGAGTATATGGCTAACCGTCATAAACAACAAGACGAAGCAGTTAATAACGATCTAATGAAGGAGCAGGATCAGAGAATGCCTATCAATGTTGATAGACAATCTCGTGTAACCTTCGGTGGTACGAAAAAGTAATTTTTTAAATCACTGAATTAAATAAACCCGTACTGGAGGCCCTTCGGGGCAGGTACATTAAGGAGTAAATACTATGGCAAATAGAAACACTGTTGGATTTGGTTTGATCCCTACAGGTACAGTTGGTGCTACACCAGCTACTGCAGGACAAGGCAAATACTTCATAGACGCCGCGTATGATAAAGATCTGTTTCAAGGTACAGTCGTTCAAAGTAAAGTCGGCTATATCAAAGCAGCAGAGGCTACGCGAACTCTACTAACTATTGGTATATTAAATGGTATCTTTTATAACGCTGCAACTACGTTGAAGCCTACATTTGATAACAAATATATCCAACCAATTACTCCAGCTAACAGTGAAGACATCACGGCGTTTGTAATTGATAACCCTATGCAACTTTTTGTTGGATGCTTAAACGCAGCAGCTGCACAAGCTGACTACGGAAGAACTGTCTCTATGACAGCAGCAGACCCATCAGGAAGTTCAACATCTGGTCAATCAAATAAAAAACTAGACGACGCGAACATTCACGACACTAACAACCAGTTCAGACTACTTAGATCTGCTGAAGATCCAGAGAATGACGAAAATGCGGCTAACAGAAGTGTAGTTGTATGTCAGAATTTGAATCAATACATGCAGAACACAGGTACTGCTGGTATAACGTGGCAATAATAGGAGCATATAGATCATGGCAATATCACGAGCACAACTAGTTAAAGAACTAGAACCAGGCCTAAATGCACTATTTGGGCTGGAATACAAAAGGTATGAAAATCAGCATGCTGAAATTTATACTGAAGAATCAAGTGACAGAGCTTTTGAAGAAGAAGTAATGTTATCTGGATTCGCAAACGCGCAAGTGAAAGGTGAAGGTGCAGGCGTATCTTTCGACCAAGCACAAGAAACTTTCACAGCGAGATACACTCACGAGACTATGGCTTTAGCATTCGCGATCACTGAAGAAGCGATCGAGGATAACTTGTATGACAGACTTGCGTCTAGATATACAAAAGCTTTAGCTAGATCTATGAGCAACGCTAAACAAGTAAAAGCAGTTGAACCTCTAATTAATGGTTTACCAGGTGTAAACACTTTCTTATCAGGTGACGGCGAATCTTTATTTGGCGTATCTCACCCTACGATAGCAGGTACTTTTCAAAATACTCTGACTACGCAGGCAGATCTTAACGAAACTTCGTTAGAGCAATCATTGATCGATATCGGTCAAATGACTGACGAAAGAGGTCTTAGAGTTGCAGCAAGAGGAGTAAAAATGATTATTCCTTCTGAGCTTCAGTTTACAGCTGAGAGACTTATGAAGTCTCAAGGTAGAACTGGAACAGCTGATAATGACATCAACGCAATCGCGTCAATGGGTATGATTCCTCAAGGATACAGAGTGAACAACTACCTAACTGACACTGATGCGTTCTACATCATTACAGACGTGCCAAACGGCATGAAAATGTTCACAAGAGCTCCATTGACTACTGCAATGGAAGGTGATTTCGATACTGGCAACGTTAGATACAAAGCTAGAGAAAGATACAGCTTCGGCGTATCAGACCCTAGAGGTATCTTCGGTGTTGAAGGTGCGTAATCAATAATTCTTTGTGGCGGGACATTGTTCCGCCACAATCATAAAATAAACGGTGAGATTCATGAAAAAATTTATAGTAAATATTTGGGCGTACGATCATCATGCAAAATTTGATGTTTTGTCCCTAGATGACCCACAATCCTTAGAAAATGCAATCCTTGACAAACTTGGAGAAAATGTTATAAAGTGGGAAAACCTTGGAAATAGTTATAATGACAAGGTAAATAGAATAACCTATGAGGAGGTTATAAATGATACAAGACCTATACAAACAAAAAAGGTCCTTGGAGTTGAAGTGGGAACAGGAGCATCTGTCTAAAGGTAGATATACTCTTGAGATGGTCAGAATTGATGACAAAGTTAAAGAAGTCATCACAAAGATCAAACTGGAAGAAGCAGTTATTGCCCACAAGCAAAACACTATCGAAGGTGCAGCTCCAGAAGTTTCAGTAGCTACTTAATAAAAAGCTACATCGTTGAATAAATTCAATTCACACTACAGGCTCTCTTGCACTCTACTAAAATCTAGTATATAGTTTTGTCACTATACAATTAATTAGAATACTGACGAGTATAGTCGACGGCCTAGAGACAGTATTCGGAAACTAGGAGGATATAATTATGGCACAAACTACATTTTCAGGACCAATATTAGCTGGTACTATTAAAAATACTACAGGTACTACTGTTGGAACTGATGTTAAAAACACGGGTCAAGTTTTAATGGCTCAATCATTTTCTGTTGCTTTCGGACAAGAAGGTGCAGCAACTGACACTAATGTAATAATTCCAGCTAACTCTCAAATCGTAAGAATCGATGTTAACGTAGAAACTGCGTTCAACGATTCAGGAGCGGATATACTTGAAGTTGGAACATCTGCAGATACAGACCTATACGTTAATGACGTAAATGTTGCAGCAGTTGGTAAAATAGCTTTAGGAACAGCTGCATTATGTGCAAACTGGAAAGATATTGGAACTTCTGATGTTAGAATCGGTTTCATCTATAATGGTGCAAACGACGACGCTTCAGCAGGTGCTGCTACAGTAACTATTAGTTACTTACAGAACAATAACCTTTCATAATAATTAATTTAGTGTGGGGCTTTGGCCCCACATTTAAGTTTAAGGAGAAAATATGGATTCAGACCAAACAACGCTAAATAAAACTACAGGTGCAGCTTCTGTTTTAAGAGGAGCTAGAAGCAGAGTTACTTCTATTCAAGGTAGAGGTGAAGCAGGTTCTGTTTTACTTTTACATGATGTAGCTGATGCAAGTGATGCAGGTGCAGGTAATTTAAAAGCGACTTATAGATATGAGACAGAAGGATTAGAAGTTTACATTCCTGGTTCTGGTATTTTGTTTGAAAACGGAGTTTGTGCTACTTTAACACAAACTACTGGTTCAGACGGAAGCGTTACCATGACAATTACAGGAGCTTAGTAAATGGCTAATACTACCTCGGAAACAACTACTTTCGATAAAACATTTGCTATTGATGAAATAATAGAAGATGCTTTCGAACGTATAGGATTAAATTCTGTAGCAGGTTATCAATTAAAATCTGCAAGAAGATCTCTTAATATTCTATTTCAAGAATGGGGTAATAGAGGTATTCACTATTGGGAAATAGGAGAATTAGATCTAGACTTGGTAGAAGGACAAGCAGAATATAAATTTTTTAGAGCTAGTTCAGATGGTACAAGTGCTACATCAAATCCAAATGGTGTATATGGAATATCCGATGTCCTTGAAGCACAATTAAGAAATAATAGAACTCAAACAACTCAATCAGATAGTCCAATGACAAAAGTAGATAGATCTACTTATGCAGGTTTTTCTAATAAATTATCTAAAGGAACACCTAATCAATATTGGGTTCAAAGATTTATAGATCATGTAAGTATTAGTATTTATCCAACACCAGATGCAACTAGTGCTTCTAAA